TAATTAACTATAAATAACAAATAACCATCATCTAACAATCCTCTATAGTTACATCCATAAAAGAATTGCGAATCCGATCCTGTCCATAATGCAGTACCTTTTCTCGTCCATGCACCAGCGACATATTCATAGGCAAATTGTGTATCGAATCCGAATACTGGTTCATCGTTTACTGCTGGCGATTCAAAGGTTATTAGTCCCATTACAGGCTCTGCAGGATAGAAATATACATCTTTTAATGGATTCTCTGTGTTTCCGGTAATAACCAAAGAACCTGTCACAGTATTATAAGTTGCTGTTGCTACTCCAGTTGTTAAAGTTGCGCCCGAGGCTTGATAGACTGTAAATATGGTTGATTCGACAGAAAACATTTGTCCTATTTTCCAAGTTGTTCCTGGCATAATTGCAGCAGCAAGATCACCCGTAACAGCTGCCGTAGTTCCAACTTTAATTCTAAAACGTGAATGCAATTGCGCTACGCCTGCGTCAACAGATCCGTTAATTAATCTAGAGCCAAATCGCTTACGAACTCTACCACGATATACATAAGCGTTCATTAGACTAGCAAATGCATTGTCTGGAATTGCGAATGGCTTTAGATTTGTTTGTAGGCCTGCATTATTATCCATGAGACCTATGTAAAATCTATCTATTGCCATGTTATACTCCTATAATGAGAACTTTAGCTCCAGTTAGGCCAGTAGACTTAAGTCTGAATTGAGTATTAGACAATATGTCTACAAGTCTTACAGCAAAAGTAGTGGAAGGTTCAGTAAGATTATATGGAGTAGCAATAACTGAATATATAGTTGTAAATGCAGGAAACCCACCACCCAATGTTACTGTAGTTGTTCCATTAAAACCTGAAACGTTTTCCCATCTTAATAAAATTCCGGACGGGAGATATGTCCATCCAGTTGAGTCAGAAATTTGCACTGAATTACTCAAAATAGAGGCAGTAAATGGTATATCTGTTGTACCTGCTGACTTTTGACCGTGTATATATGTTTCATTTTTAGCAGTAGCGGCATAAAGCTTATTATAAAAGCCATTATCTCCGGCAAGTGCAGGAGCGGCCGGTTGAACTGGAAGCGTTATCCACTTATGCTTACCTTCTTCGGCATCGCCAAAAATACTATGATTTACATCTATAAGCGCCTGTATTGCGGCAAAATTAGCCAGTACTTGTGGCTGTGAATCTTTTAATCTATCGCCTGGTTGTGGTATTGAATTATTATATGCCATTATCTCTCCTTAGAATGTTCCGCCGCTTGAAGGGCCATAGGTTCCAGTTTGGTTATTATCTTCTGTATATATAGTCGCAGCACGCTGGCTAGTATATTGGACTATAGTTCTGCGTTGGATTAAGAGTTCTTGCTTCTTGAACTCAGGCATGATCATTTGAACGCTTTCCATATCCATGCGATCTTCAAATACCTTTTTAGCTGCACCATAGGCTATATATTGCCACCATTCTTGAAGATCAACTTGTTGATTAGGCGTAGATGAAAGAAATTCAGTAGGACGTACATAAACTTCCATGTTTATTCTATATGGTTGATCGGGCACAGGTCTTACCGTAAATTGACCGTCATAAAATAGAACTGCTTTAGGGATTGCTGTTTGTAGCAATACTATCTGACTGTTTATAGTAGCACCATTAGCTGGAGCAGTTGCAAATGTGACGATATATTGGCCAGTCGTGTAATTAATATTATTATTTACGTCGAGTGCAGTTGTCGAAGTAGGAGCGCCACCTGGAATATAAAGGTTTCCATAGGTAGCATTAATTGGGTAATCTATCATCGACAGGCCATTACCATTAACGTCAATAGAGTCAAAAAGAACATTATTTCTCAGTAATATTGTCCCATTAACTACATTTGCCACTGTTCCAGGGAAGGCTAATTGTGCTCCTGTACCAGTAGCGCCAATAGAAGCAATGCTATTAAGCATAGGATATATTCCATAGAATTTCTCCCTCGATTCTACAAATAGTGTTTGATATCCAGCAATATACACAGGAGGATGGACAGTCGTATATTTCTCTTTAAATTGATATAAAGGTGAAGCAGGATTTACATAGTCTGTCTTATAGACGTCTACGTATGGTTCTGTAAAGAATTCAAAGGTCTTACGCAAGTTAAATAAGCGTAGATGTTCAGGGAAATCATATAATACAAAAGTGTTTATATAATCGTCTATTTGAGCATCTGTTAATTGAGCCGGAGAAAGGCTTCGCGTAAGTCTTCGAACCTTTATCCTTATAGTATCTAGTGTTGGAACTGCCATTATTTACTCCTAAAGTGTTATTGTTTATATCATAGTAACAACACTCATATTATCTTCCAATAGATTTATACTTCTTCTATTCCAGAGATTGAAGAACCAATTGGCGCAACGCCTTCTATATCAAGGAACTCTAGGGATTGGAAGCTGCAACGTCTGATCTTTTGACCTACGCTCATTGCTGGTCTGCCCTGGTCATCGTTAGCATATTTATAACTAGGATACCAACAATTGGTATTTAAGTGCTTAGCAACTCCTAAAGGTATTGTCTTTATATCGCCATCACAAAAACTATATGTTGCTATTGGATCGCCTTTATAAGCCCTAAAAACGAAATCCATTTTACCACCTGGTACTTCATGAAATATGAATTTACCACGAACTGGCATGCGATCTTTATCTCTTTGAAATTTTAAATTCTCTGGCATTGGTTTTACGTCAGATTTACTTACAGTATTTGTTGTTGTAGCCATTGTTTCCCTTTCTATGTTTTTATTTATTACTCAACAATATAGGGACAGAATGTCCATTAAAACTGCCCCTATATTTATCTAATTACTGATTGTCAATGCTAAATGACTTACCAGCAACCCAATAGATAACATCGTTGTTTTGTCCGGCTGGGCGATCTGCTCCAGCGTCCAATACCATTCCGATGAATCCTGTGTTTACTGTAGCATCAGCTAAGTAATCAACGCCAGCAGCTATTGCTACTGAAGTATTTTCACCAACAGGTACAACTTCAGCATATGTGAAAGGCACAGCAGCTGATACAGGGAATGCAAATGCTGTAAACGCAGACGAATCTATGTCTAAAGTAATTGTATTGCCTGAAGTTGTTGTTGTATTTATAGCTATGATTGTTGCAAGCAATCCGTTCATTTCTACCATTCCGAAAACAGAAGGTATAGTGAAGCGAACTTTTTGACCAATTGTATAACCATGAGTAACACTCATTGTTACAACAGCATTAGCAGCTTGAGTAATCTTAGTTACATATCTTCTTCTTGGATAGAAGATAGCATCATAAGGTATTAATCTGTATGATCCTGTTGTTGCAGCAACTATTTGAGCCATATAGTCTAAACTGAAGGTACCAGCACCTAATGTGTTGTAACCAACTGTAAAGTCCATACCACCTAATTGTTGTCCGCCAGCACAGTCTATAAGTCTTACTATGTTACCAGCTGATAATGTATGGTTAACGCCTACAGTTACAACAGGGATTGCAGCATTTGAGATAGCTGTAATTGTTGCATGTATTGCGCCAGTTGCGCCCAATGTCGAATCAACAACAGTGAATCCACCAGTTGTTATATAAGACGAAAGGTTAGCAGCGTTAGCAGCATTGGATTTCTTGTATTCCCATTGTGAACCAACAGGCATACCTTTTTGCCAATAGTACTCTACGCCAACAGCTGTTGTTTGACCAGCAGCTGCAACTGTTACGTTATAGATTTTCATCCAATCTATATCAGAACGTATTTGCAGAGTCTTTGCGGCACCAGTAGAAGTAAATCTACCTTGTTGTATTATTGTATTTTCCATGTTCTCTCCTTAACTTAATGTGCAACGCATGTTCAATACCCAAAGATCGTTCAAGATTCTAGGCACTTCAGCAAACTTGTAACCAACAGAAGCATTTAAAGCTAAAGGTCCATCATAAATTGGTGGTCTATAGATAAATGATGCTGAGTATCCGTCTTGTTCGATACATGCATAAGCTTCCATGCCGACACAGAAGATATTATACACATCAGAACCCAAGTTAGATGCGTGTGAAGATATTGATCCAATAGATGAGACTAAGAATCTCAAGTTACCAATAGATCCCCATTCTGAACGCAATGCATTCATAGGTGATGGATATTGATTCTTTTGGATAAAACCTTGTACGCCATCCATATCTTTGGTCAAATCTGTATGACACATTGCGAAATAAGCATCCCTAACAGGCGCTGTTCCGAATTTGTCGTCTCCTTCGATATTATCAAGGATCGTATAGGCATTATTACCTAATAGAGAGCGAACCACGTCATCAACGTCTGAACGAGTCAATTCAGTCGGATTATCGCCGTTCACACCGCCAACACAGTTTCAATTTTTTGTTACTATTTGTAATTAATTATTACAAACGGGGAAACTTCTTCGAATCTCCCTCTCTAGGTTTCCTCTAGAGTTCAGACTATCGCATCCCTTACGGGTCTTCTCGCTTAGTCGTTCACGCTGCAATTACGCTTGCGCCCTGTTGCCATAGCTTTCGCCTTAGGTTTCCAAGTCAATCAGAGAAGATTTAACGTTCACAACTAGTTTATGAACGCAGCTGTTGAAGCAAGCATATCACGCGTTAATTGGTCCTCTGTCTGTCTTAAACTCACACCTAATCTTGCTGCGCACTCATTCAAGACTGGGTCTTGCGATTGCAACGTTACTTGTTCGTTCAAAATTACATAAGTTCCATAAAAACTGATCTTGGCGTCAATATCGACAGCCGTTAAGTTTTGTGATGGCATTCTGTTACTTTTATGACTCTTTCGAGCGGGGTTCCCTCTTCGGAGATCCCTCTCTATGTTTCCATAGAGTTCAGACTATCGCATCGCCTCTCGGCGTCTTCTCACTTAGTCGTTCACGGTGCTTTCGCTTCCGCCCTGTCACCCCTAAGGGCTTCCAAGTCAATCAGAGAAGATTTTATACGCCCCTAAAGTTTAGGCGTAATACCTGTATTTCCTAGCGGTACCATAGCTGTAAGCAATGGATTGTAACGTCTCATCCTGAGTGTGTTACCACCATTACGAGGCATTTTCTTTAACATTGCAGGTATTTTATGAATCATATTAGGCACTGGTACTGACAAAAGCTTATAACTAAAGCTTTGTTGTACTGGTGATGGTAGGGAAGTTGTCGTTGTAATTGACATGTTTTTCCTTAAAGTTAATGTTATAAAATCGTCTTAAGAAAAAGACGAACACTACTTCAAGCTGGACGGTGGCTTGGATTACGTCCGATGGAGTTAGCGAATCTCCGTACGCTGACGAGGTGACGAAACTCGGTACGTCATGATTAGTATAATACTGAAAAATAATAAAAGTAAACATCTGAGGCAATAATGGTTGGGAACACACTATGCCTCAGAATGAATAAAAAAGGAAACAAGAATGAATGCAAATTAAAGGGCCAGTCAAAGGAGAACGCTGGCCCGTGTCTGAAGTGTCTTTTTGAAATAAAAAGTAAATAATATTCTTATTTATTCGCTCATTTGAAAATGGCAACCGTCGGCCCGGGGGAACTTCCCACCCCAGCGATTGTTATCATCAAGCAATTCCCAATAAGTTCCAAACGGTTCATAATCTTTTGTATCAGGGAAATACTTTCCATCAGGCGAGAATAAATTAATATCTATGGCTAATCTTTTACAATGCAAACTATTAACAATGCCCTTGCCTTCTTTGGCGTATATTGCAGCTTGATTAGCTGTTCTGAATGTTTCACCCAAAGAACAAGAGTAACCTCTTTCATATATAAACATAATAAGTTTAGCTACATTAAGGGCGAATACCGCTTGTTTTTGTGATAGTGTCTTCATTAGTTATTCTTTCTATATTGCATCATTTCTCTATACAATCTCTTGCTATCCTCTGTTGTAAATTCGCCATTAGCAAACGCATTAGCTTTTGACAAAGGCGTATCACCTTGTTGTGGATTTACTGATGTTAATGGCCTTGGCTTATTAGCGTTCTTAAGAGCTCTTATCCTGTCGTTATCTATTACAGGGCTTTTATGTATTCCAAATTGTTTTATAAGAGTATACGCAGACACAGCTTTACTATAAAGATCGGTGTTTGCATAAAGAGTGTTAGCTAGTTCTGGGTATTGAGCTTTAAATGCGTTTATATTCTCTGTTGATACAACTGAATCAAAATCAGGGTATGCAGCTTTTATCTTAGCCTCTGTTATGGACTCTGCTGCTTTTGCTTGAGACTCTAGTGTTTGTTGTTGATAATGCTTGAGTTGTTTGGACATAGCTTTCATGTTCTCATGCATCTTACGCATAGCTTTGCCTTCAACAAGAGCATCATCTTCAAGGTCAAAATCTTCTAGTTCTGGTTCTTCGTACTTAGGCTCTGGTTGCTTAACTGGCTGTTGTACTTGCTGTTGTTGCTGTTGCATAAGAACCATACGCATTAGTTCATCGCGCTCTTGTTCTATCTTCTTGTTTCTTTCAGCAAGTTCTCTAATTCTAGAATTGGCCCTATCTTTAGCCTCTACTGGACTCTTAGGTTGAGGTTTAGCTATTTCAGCTTCCATCTCATCAGTTTCTTCTGGCTCTTGATCAGCCTCTTCGTATTCTTCTTCTTCGTATGTAGGAGCAGAATCAGGTACCGGGGCCATAATGTTTTGGCTATTATCTTGTTGCTGAGTTTCCCATGGGTCTGGCGCTGATGCCATTATAGGTGCTGCTTGATTTAAAGGCGGCATCTCGATATCTTGTTCACCATTAGAGTAAAAGTTCTTCTTAAGTGGTTTGCCTATTGCCATCTATTTCCCTTCTAGTATAATTCCAGTTTTTAAATCTTCACCATTAAGTTTTCTTGCCTTTTGAAGCAAAGTTCCATCATGAAATTGAAGCACAAAGTGTAGCAGTTCTTGCTCTTCTGGTACAATAAGTGACACATTTCTTTGGAATATGTTACAAGTTTGCTCATCAGGTACTGTCCATAAATACTCTAATTTTTCGTCTTTAGCATGATACTTGAATACTGACTGGTTATAGTCAGGAGTTGGACAGCAATTGGTCTCAAAGAAGTAGTTTCTTAGAACGTTCTCTAACAACTTCTCTTTCTTAAGCAATACAACAACAAAGAAGTCGCCAGTAATGCTTAATTTGCCACGATTTACTGTAACATGCAGATTTTCGATATAATCTTTTTGTGCTTCTCTTTGGATATCTATTGGGCTTATAGCGTCTGTTGCCTTTAATTGCAATTCACGGGCTATAGCTCCGACTGTCTTCTTTCCCATAATTCTCCTCATTAAAAGTGACAAGAATTGGGATTCGAACCCAAATCACGTCTGAACAGAGTAGACGCTTCTACCAATTGAACTATTCTTGTCATCTAAATTACTGTTTTTCTTAATATGCTCCCAATTTCTAAAAAACAAAAGAAAAACGTCCCAGGTTGTAGTTCCTGAGACGCTGGATCAATCTATTT